TATGCTTCCGTGGCAGTGTCGAACGTGATCGAACTACCTTCCGACTTGGTCGGCGCGGTGCCGAAGCCAGTGAGCATGACCTCTTCTTCAAAAGCACGGTCAGAACTCTCCGTGGAGAAGATTTCTGCGTGTTCCTGATCGTAGCGGTCGTACTCCATTCCAAATAGAGCCGCGAGTCCCGGCTCCAGTTCTTTAGCGAGTTGTGCGCGTGAAATAGCCATTTTCTAGCCCTCCTTACACGCCAGTCTCGGTGCCGTAGAAATGCTCGTCGATACGAACAATCACATTGGCATTAGCCGAGCCTGTAGTGCTGTTTTCAGGGTCATTAGACACGCGAACAATTCGGAACTGAGCGCCCGTTGCCGCCATAGTGCCGCTAAGCTCGGCCTTGGAGACACCGGACTTCGAGTTCCCAGTCGTGTAGGAAAGGTCCGCATTGTTACCGATGTTCGTGGTAGCAACCGTTCCAGCCGACTGTACCAAAAACAGTTGATTCGGGTCGTCATAGACCTGAATCTTGATGTCACTAGCAGCAACACCACCCGGATATTTATTCGAGTAGGTGGGCTGTTCCGTCGTGGGGTCTGTGTACGAAACTCCACCAGCAACACCGAGAAGGCGATCACCAGCCGCAGCAAGAGCAACTACGCCGGAAGCCGTCATCTTGACAGCGTCACCTTCGTAAATTGCAGTCGCATAACCGCTAGAAATGCCATACTCAGAGTAACCGGAGGAATCCGGGCTTGAACCCGTCTTCGCCACAGGCCGAAACCCGAAAGGGGCGTCCTGATTAGCCATATTGGCCTCCTAAAAGTTAATCTTCGCTGTTTGGTCCTTTACGACCAAATGAGACTGAGCTTTTCCGCTCAGGAGAAAGTTTGGGCATCCGCGAATCATTGTCGCGCATCCAGTCGTTATCGACTGCTTCCATCATTCCATCCGTCTGCTGACGGAAGTACTCTTCGCGGTCTTCCGCGACTTCCACAGGAACCTTATGGGCGATAAGCCCCCCGTTGCCTACAAGTCCTGCGTACTTGCCTTCATCGACAACAGGTGCATCGAAACCGGAAAGTTCTTCAGCCCTTACAGGCTCATAACCTTCCCTTTTTCGTTTGAACATATTGTTCTTGTCATCATAGCCCATAACTGACTCACGAATCCACCTATATTTATAGCCTTCAGGAGGTTCCGGGAGATCAAGCGACGATGACGGTTTCCAAGCCTTTTGACGTACTTTCTTTTCTCTGGTTTGGTCTTTTCTCGAACTGCGATCCATTATGCGTTCCTCTGCAATGCAATCTTGCTTTTCAAATAGGCTTCGTCAGTAACTCCAAGCCTTCTCGCAACTCTGCGCTCACCTTCTGAGAGTGTAGCCTTCTTTTTAGAATTAGAAGGATTGCGATTTACGCCAGCAACACTCTGGGACATTCCATTACTTTTATCAGAAAACTTGTGCGGAAATTCCTCGCGCATAATCCGGTCAATCTCCTGATAGTAAAAATCAGAAGTCGGATCGACGCCGCGAGAAACCAAGTCATGGTCAACCGCCTGAGCCGCCCCAGTCATAACAGCATCACGGCCAAACCACTGATTCCTCTGCGCCCACTGGACGGCTTTCGGATCGGGCTGTGACGGCTGATATGCCTGCTGCCTAGGCTGCTGCTGAGCTTGCTTGGGACTTGGCGTAGAAAGAGATTTTGCCCTGATCTTTTCGGCACTGACCTCAGAAATCTTTGCAGTCAGATCAGCAACCTTGGCGTAATCGCTATCCTCATAAGCATCTTTAAGTTGATCGCGAAGAGCCTGCTCTTGGGTCGTCAGGCGGTTGTTAAGCTCAGCAACATAACCCTGATCCACAGTCTGCATACGAGCCTGCATCTGTTCGGTCTGAGCCATAAGGCCACGAGCGTAGTTGTAAGCGTCCTGAGCCTCCTGAGAGAGCTTATTATTGCGCTCTTCGGCAGTCTTGGCGCGAGCAACAAGCTCATTGATACGCTTCTGAACGCGGGCACTGTACTGTTCGTGTTCGCCTTCAGAATCATCTGAGGAGTCGTCAGCTTCCTGCTCAACAACCTCCTCGTCGTTTACGTTTTGTTCTTCGTTCTGATCTTCAGATTCAACGAAACTCATGGGTTCCTCAAGCGTGTTTGATGTCGTTGGGGTCTTGGACGACGGCAAGAATCTCGTCGTCATTGATAATCCGAAGCTCAGCACCATCGATCTTAAAGCGAGAGCCGGAATATCTGGCGGTTATGACGTAATCGCCAATCTTGCACCAAGGATCAGAGTCCCCAAACTTGTCGGGGTCTCGGAAGCACAAAGGCCCCATCTTGAGAACCTTGGAGCAAACCGAAGCATACTTTTCCTTATCAACCGTAGAATCTGGCAGCCAAACACCGCCATCGGTCTTCTTCTTTGGGACAATCGGCCACACAACCATGCGCCAACCAGTAGGCTCAGGAAGCCTGTCAAGGGCGCTCCCGGTCGGTGGCGTGATGTCCGGGTCGTTGATGTAGTTGCCAAGAATCTTGTCAAGATTAGGCATTTCGGTCTTTTCGGCGGCTTCCGCCATTACTCATCCTCTTCATCTAGGTGTTTGAACTCTTTCTTCAGAAAACCCTCAATAAGCTCATAGGCCCTTATTTTGCCTACAGCGCATTGATAAGCCTCATACGATTTGGCATTGCCAGCAGACAGGTATTCAGCCTGTGCATCGCGTTCTTTGCGTAAAAACCTGTAAAGGCTTTCCGCAAGCAGAATCGCATCCATTACAGCCTCTATATTAGGACTGTAATGTTATATATTTATTTATAAAGTCGCGTCAACACACGAATACTAGTGAGTATTTGTGTTCCCAAGTAAAAGCTGGACCTTTGTCTCTAGCTCAACAACCTTCACTTTGAGTTCTGCCTCACGCAACAGGCAGTCATAGTAATCACGGCGCAATTCCGCGATTTCCTCATCAATAGTTTTACGAGCAGCGTTTACGGTATGGTCTCTAGAGGCCATTATTTCTTGCCACCAATCTTGCTCTTAATCAGGTCTCTAACGCCGAAGCTGGCGGCAAATACCGTAAAGATCAAAACCTGAAACCACTCAGGGGCCTGACTAAGACCATTAAGTCCAGATAAGGCCCACTCTTGAGTCCAAGGAAGAAACACCAAAGACATCACCACAACAGCCCAAATCGTCAATAGCTCGTCCTTCCAGCTATTGGCCGAATTGTTAGCCATGATTTGGTCCCAGTCGATGTCAGCCGTAGCTTTCTTCGCCTCAATCTCCAAGCGAGCAGTGTGCTTTGCTTCCGTGATCTCCTGACGGCGCTCGATCCATCGAGAGCCAGTCTCAATCACTTTGGAGACAATGGGACCGCCAAGGATTTTCCCAAGGACCGCAAACATTACGCAATCTTCGTCGGAAGCTGACGCTCCATAGCCCCACGACCACGGGCCGTAACCTTGCCCGGAGCATTGGGCACATTAGTTCCCAGAACCTGACCGAGCGGGACTTCGCCCTGATACTCAACCTTCATCGAGGTATCAACACCAGCCATACGCTTGGGCATCTTGCCCTTCAAACCAGTATCTTCCATCACGCACTCCTGTTTTTGCGAGACTTGCCAGCCTTGGACAAGGCAATGGCGATACGCTGCTCCTTAGCAGCCTTCTTACCCTTCTTCTTGCGAGTCTTGGCAATAATAGCAGGAGGATTTTTCTTTAGTTCAGAAAAAGCCTTCTGAAGTTTGGTTTTCTTAGCCACGACCAATTCTCCCCACAAGATTTGCCGCAATACGCTCACGAGCAATGGCACTGCGCTCACTAATGGCCCTGTTCTGAGCCTCAACACGCGCCACATCAACCATGTTCTGTGCAGCGGCCTTGGACGAATCAAGCGCAGACTTCTGCTTGAACTTCTCGCCCTCAAGCTCAAGTTTGCGGGCAGCGAGCATAACCTCTTGCTCCCTGATCGCCACAAGCGGGTCTTTCTGCTGTGAAGGCTCTTGAGCCTGAGCAAAGCCCTCAGTCATTGCCGCTACAGTTTCCGCGATCCTGTCCTCGATCTCACTTGCAAGCGCAGCCTGCTGTTCCGGCGCAATCATTCCGCCCTGAGCCTGCATAAGCTGGACGACTTGCTCCATCATCGTGCTAGTGACAATCTCACGGGCCTTCAGACCAAGGTGCTGCATGATGTGGGCATTGACGTTCGCCACAATGGTCGGGTTTGCCTGAATAATCGGAATAGCCATAAGCGCCATGTGTGCCTTGATATGGGCATCATGGTTCTGACCCTCAAAAGCCTGCGCCCCCATGCCCTTGGTAAAGTCATTGTTCTCAAGGGCCGGGTCTTTCGGCTGCGGCTGCGGAGGCGGCGGCAGAAGCTGCTCAACATCACGAACATTAAGAGCTTCGTACATACGGCGATAAGCCTCATATACACCCTTCTCGCCGTGAATCTGAGGATTAGACTGAACCATCTGAAGAATGTTCTGAGCGATAGCAACGCGCTGAGACATACTAAAGATGTTGGGGTCTGAAACAGGAATGATGTCAATTCTGCCATCAAAGTCGGTTGATTTAATGACCCTGTTGATGTTGCCTACGTTATACGGGTACTCAGGCGGCAAATAGCGGCCAAGAATGTCTGCAAGAAGGATGAACTCTTGCTTCTGCGCGTAATGGCAACGCTTATGGATGGCCGACATGACCCGAGACCCGCGCTCGATAAGAGCAACGGTCGTCCCCACTGGGGTTTCGTTATTCATGTCGCTGAAACTCTGGTCGGCAAGCGAAACGAACCGCCTGCCGTCCTGAACCAGCAAAGAAAGAAGCTGAAGCAGAGTCTGGCTTGGCTCCTTAAAGGGCAACGGCATAATCGCTTCACGAAGACCGGCAGGGGCATCAATGTCCCTAAACTCACCCGGACGGATCGGGTTCTCTTCCTCGGCAAGCTGAACGCCACGCTGCTTGAAACCACCCGGAAGATTGGCAAGAGTTCCCGCATCAATTAGCTGACGCAGAATGCTCGTAGCCGCACGGGCAAGACCGCCAATCATGTGTGGAAGGCCAAACCCGTAGAAACCAAGACCCGGAAGGAACTTGTAGTGAATGAAGTATTCAATCTTCGTAAACGGGTCTTCGGGGTAGTAATTCCGGCGGATGCTTAGAATCTCACCAGAGCCTTCATCAATCGTAACAATGTAAGGGAGAGCGATCCCAGTTTCTTCACCGTTTTCGTCACGATGCGGAAAATCAGGGAGATCAATGAACGCATGAAGCTCATAAACAATGAGATTGTCGTCGCTATAACTCGGATGAACGCCTTCAAGACTATCCTCCTCATCTCTGATGGAACTGCCATATGTGCTGTTGTCTGATGGCAGGACTTCGACATCTTTGTAAAAATTGATGAACTGTAGCTTTTTAAGCTCATTCATCGGCATGGAAATACGCTGGGCAATGCGCTGTGCGCTTTCCAAGTCGGTTGTCCCATACGGGACAATAATGTCTTCAGCAGGAACAAACTTGCTGACCGGCCTCGTTACCACGCGGTCGTAGTACGTCTTCTTGAAGGCAGAGCCGCTCAGCGGGAGATAGAAAAGGAGCATATCCATCTCTGGATCGTATTCCTTCATCTCAACCGTAATCTGGTAGTTCATAAACTCGGCAACGCGATCAGCCTGAGCTTCAATTTCCGGGTTTGAAGCGCCAACAATCTGGGTCCGAACAGGACCACCAGCAGGCATAAGCTCCTTGTAAGCCTGAGCCTGAAACTGAGTTACACTTTCGGCAAGAAGGGGATGGGTAACGCTGCTCGCGCCCTCAAACGGGAAGTCCCTAAAGTCCTCATACTTGATGCCCAGAGAATCAAGGCCCTTCCTGTAGGTCTCTTCCCATTCAGAGCGAGAATCTAGGTCGCCCTTAATGTCTCCAAGAAGTTGGGCCGAAAGCGCCCCAAGAGAGGTATCGTCAAGAAACTCAGCAAGGTTAGCGTCAAACGGGATTTCCTGCTCTGAGGGCACCTCTTCTTGATAGAAAGAAACGCTGCCGTCAGGATTCTCCTCCGCGATCATGTCTTCGGGAAGTTCGCCCTCTTCTTCCTCAATGACCATCCCCATAGGATTGTCGAGGGTCTCTTCGTTCTCTACAAAGGCCATCAGTAATAACTTCTCGGTTCACGCCACGCGGACGATTCTAATTCATAATCCGTTTCAGACCTGATGAAACCACCCTGCCTGAACCGCAAAATAGCCTGAGTTGTGCTGTCTACCAAGTCGTCGCTGTCGCCAGCAGGAAAGGCGGCACACTCTTCAATTAACTCTTGTGCAAACTTGTCTTCGGGTGCCCAAACAAGGCCGGATTCAAAAACAGCAGCAGCACCATGAGCGCGGGCTATCTTATCATTACCTCGGCTAGGAGTGAAATTGGAAACTGGAAGCCCGATTTTCCTGAGTTCATGGGTTAGGGGTGTCCCGGCAGCTTTCGCCTCAATCAATATCATGTCCGGGTTCCAGTAATTGTATTCATCATATGCCCTTTTCTTTAACTCAGGGAAGTCCAGACGCTCCTTCCAAGAGTCCAGCAATATGATGCCCTGACCTTCATCTTGGTCAGTAAATACACCCCAAGTGGTGCAGGCACTGTAGTCAGC